AGAATACTAGCCATTATGCAAGGTCTCCGTGTGCTGCATGAGTATTTGAAGGAGAATCATATGCCGTGCCATTCTCAAAGTGTCTCATGTGTAGTTTACTTGCATTAGATGAACCTTTCCTCCAGTAGTCGGCAGAACCACCGTTTGTAGCAACGGGCTGTGAGTTGGAGTAACATTGAATGGCATCTACAGATGAAAAGCTAGAAGTTGGTATTGCCTCCCATATACCAGTTGCATCGTCAGTGACGGAAGAAACATTATGACTACTAAGAATAGTAGGACCGTTAACTTGGTCATAATGCAGTGTTAGTTTAGCCGCTTGTTGACCTGTCAACGCAACAGGTGATGTACCATCCTTTGCCGCAATGCTATCTACATTCAATACGCTGGTCATACGATACTCCAATATCCATTAACAGTGACGGTCGCATTGTCCTGTGTGATAGGCCCACCTGACACACCGTTCTCGTCAGCATCAATCGTAATGTCTGCTGTGATGGTCTGACCATTCAAGCGAATGATACTGTTGTTGCCCTTGAAAGGATAACGTGTGTCACTCTCTGATTGCGTGTAGCTGTTAGCAACGGAGAACACATCATATGCCACCATCTCAACCACATCGTTAAGTGAGGCACCTGTGACCAATACGACTGTTGTACCTGTCGTTGCGGTGTAGTCTGTGCCGGGTTTAAGTAAGACACCGTTCTGGAACACGTCCATGTACAGGCTGTCTTGATATGTCAGTACCTTCGCATCTTGGTCACTACCACTAAAGCTAGTCTGCCCAGAGGTAGCTTGATATACGAAACGGTTACGAACACCGTTTTGTGGGGATTTACCTATGTAGGGCATTAGTCAGCATCCTCTATTGTAAGCGTACCTGCATCAACTTGGCGCATTATTTCTGCGTAGTCTGAGTTGGCGGGGTCGATAGGTACATGAATGATAATTCCATCTTTTTCTACATTTATAGAAGTAGTAACAACACCAATGTCACCCCCATAATCAAACTCAGAGTATTGGGCATTTTGATAATTCATTTTTATAACTCCGCATCGGCTCTATAATGAAGGCCATATCCATAACCAGTGCTACTGTTGACATATACCTTAAATCCGCCAGCGTTTTGGTCAGCAATGCCAGTGTAATTAAGATTGTTAGTCCAGTTTCCAGATGTGTTTATCGCATCCCATTTGCCAGCAGTGCCACTATGGTCATAAATAGTCATTGTTGGGGTGGCTCTCATAGCAGTTTCCCAGTCTTTAGTTAATGCTTTCTGCCCACTTGTTTGGTTCATACCTTGCTGAGACACAAAGCCACCCACACCAGTTGGGATAGCACCCGTATATGCACCTGACTGCCTAAAATACCTCTCGCACTTCTGCAAAGTCTCACCAAAACTTTCGTGTTCAAAATCAGATGCGTTAGTGCCGACTTCGAGTTGAACGCCTGTGATGAACAGTTCTCTGTTGGTGCTATCAAAAATACTTGTATTGCTTCCTGCATAATTGTTAGCGTTTGTTTCTGATGCCCAAGTATTTGAAGCAAATGTTCCGCTAGTAAAATCACTACCAGCGTGAAGCCAAAACATAACCTCTAATGAGTTAGCATTGTTATTATCTAAAGTGCCTGTTGTATCTGCAGCATAAGTTAATTCAACTCTTGTCCAAGATGTTGTTACAGAAAAATTCTGTGTGTTTACCCTTGTATTATCAACATCTTTAATTTGTGCCACATAAGTAGCCGCCGCATTTCCTTTAACATAAAAAGACAAAGTGAGTGATTTTGCACTAGCTGTGCCTTTGGCTAATTGCTGTAGGTTTTGACCTTCAATTCTTTGACCAACCCTAAACACTTCACCGCTTGCAATACTTGTGTCTGCGGTAGTTACATCTAACTTTAATGCAGTTGCAAATTCAGCCAAATCAGTAATACTTACCTGAGACATAGTTACACGACCTGCCGTGTTACCAGTGTCTATACGCCATCTGTCACAAGTAAAGTAACCAGATGAACCACCAACACCAGTCTCACTTGTACCCCTCTGTGCAACCTGCATGGCACCGTTAATGATAAGATTTCTCCTACCATTTACAAAGCCTAATCCTTCGGGTCTTACTTGTGTTAGTGCCATGCTAGTTTATCCTTATGCGTAAGGTGAGTCGCCAAGTACGTCTGTATCCCAAGCCGCCTTTAGTGCCGCAATGTCGGATGCCGCATCAATAGCGGATGCCGCTGGTGCGTCACGAAGAGCCGCTTTTTTAGCTACAGAAGCAGTCTTTGCAGATGCATCATCAGCTTCAAGAGCCTTCATGTACACTACGTCTTCTGCATCAAGCAATGGTCCACGAACTTCACGAACCTTATCCTTGAAGATTGCTTTGGCTGCATCCATATCTTCTGAAATGACTGAGCCGCTTAATGACCACGCACCACGGAAGTGACGGTCAGAAGGAACGGTAGCTGTAGAAGCATCAATCTGATTCCCGTCCTTGTCTACGATGTATGTTGTTGCCATTAGGTTATCTCCTCTTAGGCTGCTAAATCAGTGACTGTTAATTCTTCAGTTATCTTCCAAGCGTTGCGCCACTCTCTTGTGCTTGGTAACTGTTCTTTGCGGCAGATAACCATCTTAGGTTTATTGCCAGTGTCCCAGTTCTGCCACACATGCTGTGGGCAGTCCTTCATAATTAGATATTCAATTGCCTGTTCTTCTGTCATAGCGTCAACAGGCTTGGACTCATGTAGCAGATAGCCACGAGTATGTTTCTTGAAGTCTGGCTGTGCTTCATCTTTAGCTAGTTCCCAATACACTTCTACGGGTGGTAAGATACCGCCCTGTAGCGCACAAGCCATCCAGTTAGGGTCAGGCACAAGTATCTTTGCACATTCATCTACGCTATCCTCATATACCACACGGTAATCAGACTGATGACCTTCTAGGTTTTCCTTTGCCCAGCATAGTCTGTCCCATAGGTGTGTGCCTTGAAACTCAGGTGTCTGCATTATGCTAGGTCTCCAAACATTGCGCCACTGACGTTAGTGACGTCCTGCAAACTTCCATCTCTATTCCAAGCATTCATGTAATTTTGGCTTGTGTTTGTGCTGTTCCTAATAAAAGTACAGGTAGTATTGTAGTTAGTAGCACCGTCAGAATTGTTTTGATAAGATGCTTGACTAGCACCTGCACGATTTACAGAACTAAAAGCATTAGTTGCATTAACAGTACCAAGCCCTGTTCCTCTATCTGTGACTGAACTTGCGTTTAAACTTGTACCTATAGAAAAGTCACCGTAACTCGCTACTAAAAATTGTTTAGCACTACCATTCACCACAAACTTTGTATCAAGTGACCCAGCGGTGCTGTGTTCTAGCGTATCTGCTTTGATTTTTCCATTTGCCATTATGCTAAATCTCCGTGTACGTCTATAGTTGCATAAAGCGCATCTGCAACATTGGTAGCACCACTTCCATAAGTTGCATGTTTTACGCTAGATGAAGTAAAGGTGTTATCATCGTCACCTGCAAGATACCCTACGTTGCCACTACATCTAACAAAACCAGAAAAAGTAAAGCTATCGGATGTACTCATAGAATTACTTAAAGAGTGTGTATAAACCCCTGTGCCATTATCTGCGATGCTAGAGATATTAAAGCTATCACGAATTGCTATTGTTCCTGTGCCGTTAATATTGTTCCAAGCCTTCGCTAACCCCTGCTGTAGGTTAGTAGTTGTGCTATTGCCTTCGCCTGTTACAAGGATAACGCCAGCGGTGGAGGTGCCAGTGAGTTTGTCTGTTTTTATTTCACTCATGCTAGGTCTCCGTGTTCTACAAAAAGGGCGTAAGGAGAGTCGTTTTCTGTTCCTGCGGCGGTTACTGTTTGTATAAGTGTAGCTGAAGTAGTTGGTGCGCCATCTGTATCGTCCACTGCCGAACTATAGTTAGCACTAGATGTGCCACTAGCTGTCACAGTATAATCAACCGCAGACCAAGATGACGAATAATTTTGTGTGTAACTTCCTGTTGTTCGGTCTGTAATCGTGCTTGTGTTTAGGCTGTTTCTAATAGCAACAGTACCAGTACCGTTGAAGTTTACCCAAGCCTTCGCCGCACTCTGCTTAGTCAGCGTGACCGCACCGCCGCCTGTACTCTGAATGGTATCTGCTTTTAATGTACTCATAGCGTCACCAATGTTCCACCGCTTTCAACGGTTAATGTAACACCAGAAGCCACAGTAAATGGACCAGTAACATTGGCATTCTCTGTGGCTAGTATAGTGATGTCAGATGTGAGTGTTTGTGCGTTGGTGCGAAACAAGCCACCGCCCTTGAAGTTACCCTTGTTCTCAGCGGCAGGAGTAATGGTGCCAGCTTGAGGTGCAAGGTAATTAACGAAGATATTGCCAGTGCCACTAGAAGGTGCGGCAGTGAATGTTAGGGTAGTTCCATCAGGAATAGTGTATGCTGCAGTATCCTGCACAACACCATCAACCGATACAAGCACGTCCTGTACAGAGGATACTGTAGTGGTTAGTGTAAATGTAGTATCACTACCGTCACCATTAAAGCGTTGTACAGCTTTAGTAGCTTGATAGGAACCGGGAACTTTCTGACCAATATACGGCATGTTCTATTCCTTATGCACTAATAGTATCGACTACAGATACCCAAACATCTGCGCTACTTGCTGTATCACTCTGTACCTTTAGTACATCACTTGCTTGCATTACAACCTTTGCACCGCCATCTAGTACCTGTAAGGTAGAACCTACAGGAATAGGTGCATCCTTAATAATGTAGTAGTCGTTAGACCCATCATTAATAAATACATCCATTAAGATTTGTGTGGTTGTAACATTAGCAATGTTGATACCTATAAGCGCATCATCAGAGTCAGCAGTACGCATAGTTACTGCGCCTGTACCAACATTCCTTGCAATGTTTCTTTCAAAATCTTGTGCCATAATTACTCCTAATTAATTAAGTATAATTATATCATACTTATATACGTTTGTCAAGCCCTATAATGCAATCGCCATCGCCACTGCAAAGCCAGCAGTTGCACCAGCGGCTGGTAAGTTAGTTAGTTGTGAGCCATCTACTGCTGGTAATCTAGCTGACCCATCTAGCTGTACTGCATTATTAGCAGATGTACCTGCTGTCAATACTGCCGCACTTCCTAATCCTAATGTAGTACGTCCCGCCGCAGCATCAGCGTCATCAACCAGACTACGACCAAATGCCGTAAAGCTGGTGACTGCGTATGTATCGCTACCCGTAGTATAAATGACTTTATCGGCTGCGGTAGT